AGTGCAGCATTCTCCACTTCTTGTGCCAGGTACCGGACCTGAGTGTTGTTGTCATTCAGGTCATCGGCACGGATAGCAGACCCAGCAAAGAACTGAGCCTTAGGATCATCAACGCTAGTTTGACGATAAATACGAATAGCTACATTACTGGCAGGTGCAGTATTAAAAGAAATAGTTGTAGCGTTGGCAAAGGAGTATTCAGTTGTAGCTTGGTCAACGTTATCTAGCGCTACTTTAACGTCAGCCTCTTCAAAGTATTCAAATGTAAAAGAGAAATTGGTTTGTGAACCATCCCCTGTATATGTATTTTGTACAGTTGCCATTGCTTAATTAGTTAGCGGTTTTGTAGTGGAAAGGATGGAGCTTGACCACGACGTTGGTCAATAATGTTAAATTCTTGTTGAATAGTTTTTGTTTTGATTTCATCGTAATTACTAAGACTTGCTTCAGCAGCAGCTTTAGCAAACCGTAGTTCACGATCTAGTTCATAGTACAAGTTAGCATAAACTTGTTCGTCAATCTGATGTCCTTCATTACGAAGTGCTTTAATTTGTGCACGCCATTCTTTGGCTTCATTGCTCTTCATGACGCGCTTGATTGCTTCACGGAATTTACCTTGCTTACCCATCAAGCTAAACAATTCAGATCGTTCTGCAGGTGTATATTCAACACCTTTACTGCTTTTGTTAAAGGTAGGACGTGCATCATATTCAATGTCAATAAGGAACTGACGTTCTTCAGATAGACCATCAGCAACTTTCATTGGCATGTATGCGTTCCAGAAACGATTAAAGAAGTTTTCAGTATAACCTACAGGCTTACCGTCAATCCAGTCATAAGCAGTTGGAAGTGCACTGTTGGGGTTGAATGTATCGAGGAATCTGTTACGGTTTTTAAATAGTTGGAACAGTTCTTGATTTAGTTCACGTAGTTCAGGTTGCATTAAACGACCAAGTTCATTACGGAAACCAGACAATGGAATCAAAGAGCTACCAAACGAAGCTCCCCAACGTGCAGCTGCAGCTGGGTTACCAGACAACACATCATTCATAGGCTCAAGACCAGCAAGGAATGATTTGTTTGTAAGGTTAGCACCAAGGACAAAGCCAGCTTTATTCATCAAAGATGTCCAGCTAGGTTCATCAATAGTGTCACTGTTATCCATAATGTCAGCAGTCACAGAAATGAAATCAGCCATAGGTCCAAGGAAGTCATAGCTGTACCATTTACCATCCCAACCTTTGTAGCTGCGAGGTTTCCAACCAAGTTGTTTACGGTTCTTTTGACGTTCCTTGTCGTAGTGTCCATTACCAGTCAAACGGTCTTGGGTAAACATAAATGCTGCACCCATTACCGAAGCAGTACCAATTGCCTTACGACCACGAATTTCTGCACGAAGAGTTTTAAAAGTCTGTTCTGCAAACTCATCAACAGGTAAACCACGTGCTTTAAGGATTTCAATAATCTCTTCACGAGTAAATTGTACACCAGGTAAAGCTAATCTGTTGTAGTCCTTCATAAAGACAGAAACCGGACTAAACTTGTTTACCATGCCAACCATGTTGTCCGCAGTACGTGGGAACATCAAGAATGGTTTGAGGAAAGGAGCACGGCTAATCAAACCACTAAGGGATCGTACGTTGTCAGTGTCCAAGTTAAGTGCAATTTCACGACTAGCAAAGTCAACAGCTTTGTCAGTAATCATACCTGACTTGTCGAACATGCTGTCATAAACTTCATTTTCAGCTTTAATGATGTCTGCTTTACTAAGCTGTGGACCGTAGCTATGTCGGATCATGCGGTCATATACACGTCCCCTTGCTTCAATGTTAGCGAGAGCAGCACGTGTAAAACCATCAAGAGCTGTCATAGCATTACCCCCAAACCTCAACCAAGGATGGTTAGCAATGTCTTGCATGGTCTCTGCCATGTTGTACAGAACCATAGGACCATCTTCACCTTCTTTTTGAGCAGACAAAGCAAATGAATGTAGAACGTCCATCGTTGCTTCGTTTTTAGCTACAAGATCATCACGCATGATGTAACCAACAGAAGTCGGATCAATAGCAGCCTTACTATACACAAATGACATATGTTTCATAGCTTTACTGAAAGTATCAGTGATAGCCATGTATTGATAAGAAGCACGTTTAATGGTTTTCATGTCACCAGCCATAGCTGCACCAGCAAACACACTAATAGGTTTCTGTACCATTAGGATAGCGTTACCAGCAAAAGCTTTGATTGGGGTAGAGAAAGCTGACAACACAGAATTGTAGATGTTACTCCAAACTCCTTGTACAATCTGATTAGGAATCTCAGGTTGTAAATCAATAAATGCCTTTTCAATGTTAGGTAGACTTTGATTGACAAAGTTATGCAACTTAGACAACGTATCAATGTTACCATCACTAAATTCCCAAGCCATCTGCAAAGGCACCAAGAAGTTAGGACGTTCTTGTGCCATGTAGCGTAAAGAATTTACAGAGTTCTTTGCACGATTGACAATGTTCTTTAATGCTTCTTCTGATTTTTCGTTTGCATTTTGACCAGCCTTAAGGAGAACCTCAGGGTTGTTGCTAAATCTTTTCCAAGTGTTAAGGAAGTTAAGCGAAGCACCCCAGTTGTAAGCAGCAAAACCTTTTTCAACCATCAAGTATTCAAGACGATCAAGGATCATTTCTTGTGCACGTCCAACTGCTTCTGTATCTTCCGCATAACGAGCACCTTCAGCAATATCAGAGATTTGACCAGCTTCAGAAGTCACAAGATAAGCAGCAGCTTTCTGAACATTCATATCAACGTAATCATCAAGATATTGCTTGATGGTTTTCATTACAGCATTGTAACCACTTTGAGTCAAGACACGCTTGTTTAGGTCTTGTACACCATCTTTGAATTGATCAAGTGTAGCTTTAAGCATTCCTGTATCCATCCTAGGATCAATCAGGATTTCAGCAAGCTTAGTACCAGCAGCATCAATCTCTTCAAACGACAATGATTTACCGTTTGGTAGCTCAGCTGAATACTTACCACCCTTACGAATAGTGTCTTTGATTTGATTGACAATCATACGTTTAGTTAGATTGTCTGCATCAAGACCAAGCTTACGTGCTGCTTCAGTTACAATACTACCAAGTCTACCATGTACAGTACCGATGTTATTTTGTACACGCACTGCATCTACGCTAGCACCGATGACACCACCAGGATCTAACGAACGAGCACCCGACTCTGCATCAGTAAATACATCGTGCACTCCAAGCAACGGTTTATCAAGATCGGTTGTTTTAGACAATTGATAAGCACCAATTTCATCTAGTGCATCCTCCTGGGATTGGATTGATTTAGAGAAAACATCTTCTGGTACTTCACCTTTAGCAGCAGCTTCGTTTAGTTCATCAAACAAAGCTTGTGCCGAATCAGGACCGGCAATATACTTAGTTGTTGCTTTGGTACCAATGACACCTTTTAAAAGCTTACCAGAGGCCTCTAGGAGGCTGCTGAACATGCCTAGACCAACACCTTCGTTAATACTCTTAGCACGCTTAACATCAGGGTCATCCCCGTCCATTGTAGCCCAATCCTTGCTGATCCAGCTAAACGTTTTAGGGAACATCTTTTTAAGTGTACCTTGGACGTTATCACCTTCCGCAGTTCGGGTGTTGGTATAATCGACAAGCACACCTGTGCCAATGTCCATACCAGCTTCACCAATAAGTTTTACTAATCGGTTCTGACCAATACTCCAACCAACCTTCCCTTGAAGACCAGCTCCCAAAGCCTTACCACCTCTGGCAAGGAACAAGTTGGGTACAACAAATGAAGCAATCTCCCTTGAAGCTTCAGCATATTCTGATTCAAACTTACGATACTTAGGGATCTTAACACCAGGAATCATGTTAAGAGTATCAGCAACATAATCCAGAGTACCAGCAGCAGTAGATTGCACTTGCTCAACCAAAGGTTGGGTTACTTCTTGTGCCTTTTCTGCTACCCCTTTAACAGCGTCAACAGCTCTACTAAGGCCATCCATACCAGAATACCCCCTAGGATCTTCTGTCTTAGGTTCTTCCTTTTTCGGAGGTTGCGTAACTGTAGTTGGTTCTTTCTGTTGTTCAGCTTGTTCTGCCTCCTGTAAAGCTTTATCTCTAGTCAATTGCTCAGTATCAGCCATCTGCTGTTGACGCATTTCATCTAGAACTGCATCATCTGGACCTTTTAGTTGGTCATCATATTCTTCAAATAATTCATCCATTGTCAATAAACCTCAAATACTCAGTAGGTATAGGTCCAGTCCAAGCTCCCTTTCCTGTTTGTCCAGCATAATGGAAGAAGTTACCAGCATCATCTACAAGTACGTCACCTAACCCCATGTTATGGCGTTGCGTAGTACCTTTGAAATCAGTCCTACCTTTTAGTCGGTGCATCATACCTACAATCAAACGCTGTCCTTCAGGACTTGCTAATTTAGCAGCCAGCTTTGGATCATCATAAGCGATATTTTTTTCCACCGCTTCATATTGTTTGGCTTGGAAAATAACATCTTTTACAGTGTTAGGGAATGCAGGGTGAGCTACGCGATTAAGCACGGATGCTGCAACAGCATATTCATCTGCAGTACCACGTGCTGCCTCAGCAGAGACAACGTAAGCTAAGTACTTGTAATCTTCCTCTGTAAGACCCTTCAAACCACCGCTAGCTGGTACATATTGAGCCATACCTGAACGGATAGACCAACGATCATTATGCAACCTTTGTGCCATCATCTGGTTACCAGCACCAGACATAATAGTATTGAGTTGCCTTTGAATGTCAGGAGTTACTTGATTAGATTTCTTCAAAAGTTCGGCATAAGTCTCCAATGGATCTTCACCAATTGCCTTAAGCTGTTCATTTAGAACTTGCATGGGATTAGCGTGTAGCATCTTGGCTACAAGTTGTACACGTTCAGAGATCTCTCCTTGTGCTTGGAACCTATTACGCATTGCAACGATCTCTTCACGGCTACCGATAATCTCTGGTGAAGTCAGTGCTCGTTGTCCGAGTGTACTATAAAGATTACGGATAGTGTTTAGTTTATCTTTAGTGGCACGTACTGAACCAAAGGCTCCTGCACCTGCTTGTCCAAAGTATTGAGAAAAGCCACCACCTTGTACATCATAGTAGTACCTGCTCTTTTGATTTTTAATGCCTTCAGTAAATTCATTGTTAATTTCAAGTAGTACTTTATCAGCAGCCGCACGTCGATCCATACCACCTTCAATCAGTTCATTGACACGTGACATGTATTTACGTTGTAGGTCCGTAACAATAACATTACCACCAAGAACATCAACACCTTTAGCAGTTACATACGGATTCCTTTTAACTAGAGTTTCAATGTCTTTCAAATGATCCCCATGGAAACCTTCACGCATCTTTTGCTGTCTTGCTGTAGATTGCTCAAATTCTTTTTGAAGGATAGGATGCTCTTTCTCAAGAATCTCAGGTGTAAGTGCATGACGCTGTTCAAGAAGCTTAAGACGTTTACGACGTTCGTCTAGCTCAGCACCACCCATACTAGCATTTTGCCATAGGTTTTGCAAAGCTTCAGGTGCACTCCAAGCAATACCAGCTTGAGCATACAACTCTTGTCCACGTCTAATCAAATCGGCAACATCACCTTCTGTGTAATCACCTCTAGATTGAAGGTACTCAATACCTTTTCTGATTGCATCTTCAGCAACAATCTTTTTATCGTACAGTTCGTTTTCACGCTCAATCTTTTGAGCATTGTAGATTGCTTTTTTAAAGTCATCAATACGATCTCGTTGTAGCGTAGAAAACTTACGACCATTCAATTCAATGTTTTCGTATTGTTTTAAGATTGCATCAGCAGCTTCTGGGTTAGACTTGTACAAAGCAGTTAGTTCTTCAAAGAACTTTTTGTGTGCACCAGGATAACCAATAGTCTTACCATTTTGATCAGGTGTGATCGCTACTGAATTGAGGTACTGACTAGCAGCAAATTGATTGGTTTTGTAAGTATCCTCTAGAACACCAAAAGCAGATTCCCTGTCAATATAACCACGATTAATGGCATACCCCTTTTCAGCAGCTTTGTTTAATTTAAGACTTGCTTCATCGATGGTAGGGAAAGCATGTTCAGCAAGTAAGCCAGGATTGATCAACGACAAGCCTGTATCTGCCATGTAGTCTTGACGGATACGTGACATGACAATTTGCTGTTCTTGCCGTGTCTTTAGTTGGCTGTTAATTGCTACTTGTTTTTGATTACCATTTTGATCGACATAATTGACAACAGTGTTATCTGTTTTAAGACGATCTTCAGCAATTGATTCAAAGTTAGCTGCAGCTTCTTTAGCAGTTAAGATAGCATATTGATATTGATCCCAACCAGAGCGACGCTCCAACTCTTTACTGACTTCATAAGGAGCACCTGCTTTGGTAGAATCTACTGCAGCAAGTTGGAATTGGGTATGTAGCGCACTAGCACCTTGCTCTTGCTCAACGTAACCAGCACGTGCTTGTTCACGTTGTTCTTTGTTTTGATAGAACTCTTCGGTTGTTTTTGCAATACGACCTTTGATGTATTCTTTGGCAAACATCTGACCAGCTTTCCAAAGAGTATCGGAAAACTGTGACAACTTTTGTACGTTTTCGTTTTGAATTAATTGGTCGTACTTTTGGATATTTTGTTTTGTTTCAATATTTTGCAACTCAGCTTTCTGTACATTAGACAGTTCATTGAGTTGATTTTGTTGACGCTCCCTTAGAAGCGGATCCACATTAGGAGCTTTTACCGGGTTAAAGCCTTGGCTTAGTTGCGAAGCTCTAAATTGTGATTCCAGATTTAATTCGTTCATTTGATAAGTGATCCAAGCTTCATATCAAGTTTAAACCCAGAAGAACCAATGTTACCCATTGATCCCATATTGGTAGGTGTATTGATACCACCACTGAGTGGATTAGTAGGAGGACTAAACTGTTTAAATGCTTGGTAAGCACCAAGACCAGCTTGTCCAATCTTTAACCATTCACCAGCAGAACTTTGGCTGACCATAGGCATATTCATAGCAGGAGGCAATGATTGCTCCATATACGGAGACATAGCCACGTTAGACCAAGCTTGTAGATCTGCACCATACCATTGACGTGCAGTACTAGCAAGATCATCAATAACCTTCATGTCAATACCACGCTCTGTCATAGCTAGTTCAGCCATGTTCTGGTAAAATCTACCACTAACATTCTTTAAGTTAGCAAGTTCAAAACTACGTCCTCGTCCTTCACCTGCTGCAATGTTAGCACCAAGTGCAGCAAGATGCTGTTGACGACCACGTTGCCTAGCAAAGTCTAAGCTACGCTTCTGTTCAACAGCATTGCTTTGAATATTACTAAAAGCATGTTGTGCAGCATCAGCATTAAATGCTCGCTGCGCATCATACATTTGTAGATTAACTTTATATCGATCAGCCTTCAATTGATTACGAAGGCGGATCGTTTCATTCATCTGTGACCGTTGCAGTTGTGCTGCACGGTTTGCCATCCTACGGCGTTCGTTTTCTTGGTCTGCTGCAGTAGGACCAAACATACCAAAAGGGTTGGACCCTAGTAAGTTTAGTCCAAAAGAAGCAGCTCCCATAATAGTCCCAATTGGCATATTTAGATTCTCCTGTAGAAGCGTGAATTATACTTACCTTCCCAATCGAAACCAAGTAGGGATACAGGGAAAGGTGTCGTGCCTTTAATAGTGATGTTTAAGTTATCGTTACGTTGGTAGATAGGTACAACATGTGTTGCATTAGCTTGCATGTTGACTTCACCAATTTCATATTCATACGGCATAGTTACACTAGCAGTATGTGTGTAGTCATTAAGACCATCAATTTTAATTTGGTAATCCACCGGACCACTTAGTCCAGTTTGCACACGTAGTCTATGTAAGATTAGGTTAGATTCAGGATCATTGCGTACTGACTCACCATCCTGTTGGTACACATATAACTTGGGTAGTGTAAGCTCCATGTCATAGTTGTAACCGATTACAATGTCAGTACCACGGTAGTCACCAGGCAATTCAAATGTATTGTTACTCAAAACATTTGGATACAACACAGCACCGTTAGAAGCACCTAACACTACTGCCGCTAAAGTTTTATCAGACAGTTTTGAGTAAGGTAAATAAACCCTAGTGTTAGTATTTTTAATGTATTTAAACCTAGAATCAGGTCCAACCAAAGTACCATCTGCTAAAGTTGGCTCGTCAGTAACGACATAAGCTTCAGTAATTTTGTTGCTTACAATGCGGTATGCTATAACTAAACTACCAAATTCAGAGCTAGCCCATGTTACAAGTCCATCTGCAGAGGTTATATCAGCATCTACTATTTGTAAAGTGCTGTGTATTTCTCTGTGTGGATTCACATAAAACAAATCCAAACACACATCAGTTTTTTCACCAGTAGGAATAGTTAGGAAACCTTCCTCACTAGACTGAGACATGTCATAGGATTCAATAACACCCTCACTATCAGTATTACCAATCACATAGAATGTATTTGCATCAAAGAATTGGTGCAACACTTTTGTAGTGGTCTTCCATTTATACCATGTCGATAGTTCACGTTTATCACGTGATGAGCTAAGGAACCTAAATTGATACAAGTCGTTTGTACCTTTAGTACCGAGAGAGATCAACGACAAAGCAGAAGAAGCTGCCATGCTGTCAACACTTACTGGTACAAGTTCAGGTACAACAACAGTATCGTCATTCATCAACGGAGGACGATCTCTGTTAATGTCAAGCAGTTCAAACAAACGTGTGTACAGCGGTGTCTTAGACACAAACGCATGTGATGTACCAACGGAAACTGGTTGAATCTTTTCGTCAGTTTCGTAGCTACTAAGTCTAGAGATCTTTACAGTTTTAGGACTGAACAAGTCAGAGTCAGTACTCAGCATGTGCTGCTCACTGCTACCATACAACACCAAACCAACTGCAGTAGGTAGTGCATGATTCAAGAAAGCAGGACGTGTACCAACAGCAGAGATGTCAATAGGATCGTCATCAGTAGCGACTTGTGCTGACGTGTTGAAGAAGTTAAAGTAGTCAGCAGCTTTACTCATAATAACGTTACCGTTAGACAAGAAGCCTAGTCGGTTACGATAAAAGAAAAGGTTTGAAATTTTTTGTCCTACAAATGTAGGTAGTGGGTTAGTGTCTTTGTCTCCTACAAGCCTATTAATCCAAGTGACAGGTTCATATTTAAATGATCCATCAGCTTGACGTACAAGCTGGTGCGGCATAGTAAGTGGGTCAAGTTTATACTTTAATCCAGGTGCAATGGTTTCAACCCAACTACCTACACCTGACGATGCTACAGTATTCTCTGAAGTTGCAGTAGTTTCAAACTGTACATACATGTCGTCAATATCGACATCTGTAGTATTGATGACTTTTACAACGTGTCCGCTGACGCTTTGGCTTGGAAGGAAAGAAGTGTTAGGCACACTGTCAGTGAATCCGTATATAGCGTTAGCAGTTGTACCACCGTTGACTGAAATAGAAAATTCAGGTGTTGTTGTACTTACGTTATAAGTTAACTGTGTAGATGCAAAAAAACTGTCATCAACATCAATGACATCACCATTTGTGTAACCAGATCCTTTTTGTGCAATAGTCGCTTTAGTTACAACACCACCTGCAACTAACAAATTAACTCTGAGGCCAGTACCAGTACCTCCGGTTGTAGGTATATTGTATTCTTGTCCATCAGAGTGTGTAGTAGCTGAATTGGTGACAGTTAAAGTATCAGTAAACCTTTTCAAATAAACACCAGGTCCTACTACTGTTGCGGTAAAATCTGCGTTATTACTCTCGTAGTGTTGTGCAGCAGTATTGGCAGCAACGGCTTGATTGATTTCCTGTGCCAAAAAAGCTACTACGTCTTCAATATCATTATGTGAATTGTTTTGAGTATTCGTTGTAAAAGTTTCTGTTCTTTCTACATCATCGTTGTCCTTGTATGTGAGGATAACTGAATAGTGTGAATTTGAATCATAAGTGTTGATGTAGAAAAAACCATCATGTATTTCTGATGGAGATTCATCAGTAGTCATACTGACAGTCTTAGCTTTGTTCAGTACAAACGTATAATCGTTGATTGTCAAAAACTCTAGATCATCTGCAGTAGCATCCTTTAGATATGCGTTACTTGGTACAGTTGTAATTGCACAGTTAGCGACATCGGCGTCGTAAACAGCACGCTTACCAGTTAAAGCTGTCTCAACATCCGCTACAGCTTCATCGTACCCGATGTTAGTAGCATGGGATTTAGCATCATCATATTCACCTTTTGCAGTCTGCAGTTGAGCAGCGGTGTGAGTTGCTGCTACAGGTTGCTGCAATTCATAGATACGGTAACCTTGACTAGCAATTAATGGGTACTGATTTGTACGCTCAGATCCTTTACTTACACCTGTTACAGCTAATGTTACATCTGGATAACCATCTAAAGAAAGCACTTCACCATCCCAATAACCTGTCCCATTAGTGTTAATTGAAACCGTATCAATTTTGTAATTACTTGTGCCACCAACCTGAGCAAATGTAATATCAACAGTAATCCCTGTACCTGTACCGCTTGAAGTAGTTGCGATATTAGTTGTACTGCCAGTGTTAGTTAAATTAAAAGCGTTCTTCTTTACACTTACAGACAAAGCTTCTCTTGTTAATATTGTTCCATTATTTTTAACAAGATATTGTCCACTAAAGTTTTCAAGGATACCAGATTCAAGAGTCTCTTCTACATCAACAGTATATGTATTAGATACACTAAACAACTTAGTAACTGTTGTGTTTTGACCAGCGGTTACAGCAGCTAAGGTGTCTTCTTTTTCACGCAGTGTGTCAAGTTTTGTCCCCACCAAAGCTACAGCAGTGTTTAGGTCGCTGGCTTTAGTTTTTAAAGTTGCTATATTACATGTCCCAGGTACACCTGTGTTGGTACCCATGTCAACAACACGGACACCACCATCAATAAGACTCCACACACGGAACACATTATCTGCATACTGTGCAATATATTTCTCTTGCTCATCACGCAAGATGTGGAACCATTTAGCACTGTCAGTTAAGTTTGCACCATGAAGGTTAGATACAAACTTAGAACCAGGACGCTTGAGCATACCCAAAGTAAAGTCAGGATATACATTGACTGCATCCTTTACTTGACCAGGACGTTTTCTGTTGTCAGGTTGCTGGGAAATACCAGCTAAAAGATTTGGGATTCTTTGGGTAATACTGCTCATTGCCTCATAAGTCCACGGAAGGGTTGATAGCTTTGGTAATAGTTTTCTCCGTCACGGAAACCAAAGATGTTGTAGTCACCTTGGTTACACTCGTCATCCAGTGCATAAGCACGGGTCAGTTGTTCTTGTTCCATCAGCATTTGATTCAACGCTGCATCACCAACCATCTTTACAGCACACATACGTGCAGCACGTGCAGTGATGTAAGCTTGGATAGCAGGAGGCAGGTGTTGGTAATCAAAGTAATAGACAACATCAGCATAGATAGTTTCGGTAAACTTATAGGTATGGTTATACCGATCATACAAGAAACCCTCACGTCGTACAAGATCGTACTTTCCGTAATGTTTCTCTTCGTTGGCATCCATTGACAGAATGTTAGTAGGATAAGGAATCATACTAGTATTACTGTCAGGTTGCATTGCCACCTTACGTTCAACATTAAAAGTCCATCCTTCTAGTTGGACCATACGACTGACTTCACGGAGAGTGTTTACAGGGATGGCAACCTCAGGGTTCTGTAGATTGAGCGTGGTGACAGGAGCCTGTCCCACTGAGCTAAGTATTTGATTTACAGCATCCAGTTCTGTGGACACAGCATAAGTAGGAAAAGACATGTCGAATAGATATAAAAAAAGGGGACCCGAAGGTCCCCAAAGTTTGCGACGATAGTTACTTGGTAGTTGTCAAGTAAAGCTCAATATCAAGCGTTAGCAGGATACGTGGTACCGAAGGCTGCATCAGCAGAAGCACCAGCGTACAGTTCAACGCAAGCAGCAGGGTTCAGGAAGTCAGCACCCATAGCCAGGCGACCCAGGATCACGTCACCCTGATAGATCACGGAGACATCACCGGAAGTCACTTGCACCTGAGGAGCAATAGCTTCAACACAACCAGCACCTTCACGTTGGAAGATCAGACCGCAGGAAGCATCGAAGGCAGCTTGCTCACCGTAGTTGTTGTTCATGCCGGTCACGCCACCGCCGTCTTCCAGCTCGTCGTTGTTACCAACAAAATCACCGGTGTTGCCAGGGTTGGCAGGACCACCAGACACACCATACTTGATACCGTAGTTACCCAGGAACGGAATGTTCATGGACTTGTAGATCTTGATACCAGCGATTTCGATGATACCTTGACCGGACTGCAGAGCAGTACCTTGAACGTCACGGTTTACCAGTCCGTTGGTACCAACTGCTTGAATCAAAGCATAGTACTGGCGAGGGTTCAGAACACCAACACGTCCATCTTGGGACACGCCTTTTTCATCCATGGCAGCAGCTGCATCATAGAAAGCAGAGACCAGAGATGTTGCATCGAAAGCCTTATCTGCAGTAGCACCCACTTGAATTTGGGTACCACCGGGTTCCCGCATAGTGGCAGGAGTACCAGCCTTGACGACAGGAGATGCTTGACGTGCGCCTTTTGCAAGAGCACGGAAGATCAGACGGTCATACTTTTCAGCAAGAGCATAACCAATCTTGCGGGAGATCTCAGAGCGCAGATCATAGTGAGACAGAACTTCATCGAGTTCGTACACAAATGCACTGGAGATCAAAAGGTCATCACAAGTGATGGTCTTCTCTGCCACTGGCGGACGACCGTCACCATCACCAAGGATGCTGTTACCAGGAGTATGGTACTCAGCACTGGTACGACCTGTGTAGATGAACTGAAGACTCTTACCGTTCTTCAGCGTACGCTTCATAACAAGGTCACGAGCAATCGTGTTATTTTGGAAGCCTTTGAACATTTCACCCGAAAACAGTTTCAGGTAAAGAGCACGAGCGTCACCGGCAGCATTAAGCTGACCACCACGAGTGAGCTGTGCAGGATTAACAGAACTTTGAAAAGCCATTGTAATTAAAATAAAAAGAGATAAGTGTTAACGTTACCTCTAAGCGCTTAGAGTATTCAATTGTAT